CCAATTGGCAGTCTGGGTATTGCTTATTGTGCCCCAGTTCGCCGTTTGCGAAGTGCCTATATTTTGCCAGTTTGCTACCTGCATGTCATCAATCAGCTTCCAGTAGACGGCGATAACAACACCAACGTCTCCCTGCGCGTAATTGCCTGTCAAAGCAAAGCTTCTCGGCCCCATGCTAACTGTACCAACCGCGCCGCTGGCTGCATTTCCACTCAGGGCAAATGAAACCGCAGCCCTTGTCAAAGTTCCTACCGCGCCAACAGCCGCCGCACCGCTCAGGGCTACAGTGGTAGAGTTTGTCAGCGTCCCTATACTGCCTGTAGCTGCGTTGCCTGTTAGAGCAAACGAGGCATCCCTTGTTAGGGTTCCTACCGCGCCTGTAGCCGCTACGCCGCTCAATGCAACCGTGCTGACCGGGCCAACCGTACCTACAAAACCTTCTGCCGTGTCGCTCGTCTCATCTGAGGTCTGGCTTGGAGCAACCGTACCAACCGCTCCTGCTGCAAATACCCCGGTCAGGGCAATCGTGATACTTGGAGTCGCCGTTCCCACGGCCCCCGAAGCGGCAACCCCCGTTATTTCAAGAGTACCGCCCCAGCCGTTAGCGCCCCAAGTACTGTCGCCCCAGCCGAGAGACACAGCCTATCCTTATGTTGTAGCCAGCCGCAGCAAAGCAGTAGTTGTGGTGTTGGAGGGCATGGTCAGTGTGAACGTGCCCGCCGTGATGGTCTGGCTACCAAACGTGTAAACAGCCACCGCCTTGTTGCTCTGCGTGGAGTTGTATATCAGCACCGCGTCAAACGCTGTAGTCAAAGTGACCGGTGTGTACGTGATTGATGCTGAAGGCGTAAAAAACGCCACGCCCGCAGTTGCTGAACTGTTGGTTGCCGTAGGAGCCGTTGCTGCCGTTACCGTTACACCGCCCGCCGTGTATCCCGTACCAGAGACTTCTCCAGTAGCTGAATATGCCGTGGTTGCCGCGTTGTAAGTGGCTGAAGCCAAGAACAAAGCTGCTTTGAATGTATCGGTTGCGGATGTTCCCCTTGTCGGGGCAACACCAAAATTATGGGTCGCAGTCATTAACTCGCCCATAAACGAAGTACACATTGATTGAGTATTTGCCACGATAATTCCTTAAAGAGAGGCCGTTTCACCGCCAGCAAAACTGGGCATTTGCTTCAGCGTTACATGCACAGACCGGTGAACCAATTCACCATCTAGCCAATACTCTGTCCACGTAGTCGCTTCATTGTCGTTGTCAACCTCCCCGGAACGATGCTCCAGCAGGGATGTATCCATGTCGCCTTTGGTTGTAGTGACAATCAATTTGAACTCCTAATAAGTGCGGTTGTGGAGGTGTTAGCAGGCATGGTGATTGTAAAGGTCGTGGTCGATGTTTTGTCTGCCCCGAAGTCAATCACTGCAATGGATTTGTTGCCTTGCGTCACGTTGTAAATCAGAGCGCACCGGGCCGTCAAAGCCGCCGTCCAAGACGTATTTGCAAAATTTACATAGGCTGTGTAGTCCGCAGAACTGATAGTCACCCCAGTCAGCGTATTGCCGCCTGCTGTGTAGCCTGACGCTACAACCTCGTTGGTTGCTGAGTAAACCGTGGTGTCCTCGTTTAAGTTTGCATTGCCGGTGTACAGCGCAATCTTGAGTGTGTTTGTGGACAGATTGTGGACGGCCTCGTACAACTCCTTCTTGAAGCTGGTGGTCTGCGTCTGGACGATGCTCATGCCACAGACACCCTAACTTGGCCATCACGGTACGCATCCATGCGCTGCTTGCCATCACCCAGATTTTTCAACAGGGTAACCGACTGTACATACATGTCTTGGTATAGCTTGACCAAGTCTGGCTCGCCCTTCATAAACCGAATGGCTTCGACCAGCGCGCCATTCAACAGCGCGGAGTCAAAGTTATCGCCCAGCCAAGTCGTGCCCGCGGTGACGATGGACTCAGGGTAATAGTAGTAGTGCAGTTCTGCGGAGTAGGTTGCGTTGGGTGTTGGCCCCAGAATAAAAGAAAGTTCGGTCTCGTATGTGGATTGGGGTCCAAAGATGGCGTAGTACTTGGGGGTTCCAGTATCAGTTGGCGTTGGATACGCCTCCCGAATAAAGTTCACGTCCTTATTGATGAGGTACGAGTACGGGCCCGCGCCAGAAAAAACCGCCAACGAATAGGCGGACAAGAAGTCATTTGGGCACTCCAAATACTTGTTCCCGGAAGTGATAGTCCCGGTCACATTTTTCCGAAGGTTAGCTATCTGAACCGTGTTGTAGACACGTTGTTCAGTCTGCTTGGTGAACAACGCGTATTCATCATCTGTGAACGTGTTCTCACAGATGTCCGCAATGTTCGCCTTCAGTTCGGTGTAGTTCATGCCATTGGGCCCCGTGCCATCAAACCTTTGGTAGCCGCGCCAGTACCCCGAACTTTGATGCCAGTTGTCTTGACTGTTTCATTGCCAGCAGATTTACTGATGTTGCCTATGCTAACGTCCATCGTGTCCAGCTTGCTGCTGCTAGGTTCTTTGCCGGGGGTTGAGGAGATATTCATCTTCTTCCCGTCCATCGTGTGCGGCTCAGCGTAGACGCTGGCCGGGCCAACTTCCTTGCCACCTTGTTTCATGCTGTATGCCATTACTTGCTCCCTTGGTTTTTAGCGCGGGACATGTTGCGACCGTCACGCATTCGGTCTTCAGACGTAGGACCACCGGCCTTCATCTTTTTAGTATGCATACGCGACTCGTGACCCTTGACCATTTTTTTGGCCTCGGTGTCTGCAATACGTTTTACTGTCTTTGTATCCATCATGGACTCCTATGAAACCGTTACTGTTACCGTGCCAACACTCGTGGTTCCGACCAAGTAGTTGGGTGTTAAAGCCACATCAAAAAAACTAGACCCGCCGATGGGATTCCAGCCCCACTGGATGTCCCGAGACCCCCCGGCAGAATACCCATCAGCATTTACACCTGATACCACATATGTAGTATCTTTGCGCGGATTGCGCAAGGCTTGCGGGTCATCCACCGGAAAAGTACCAAGCATCAACTGCGGCTGGTCCGGGTCCCAACATTCAGGGCACACCAGCAGATCATACTTCCGCTGCTTGATAACTTCGGTCTTCAGCCGTTTCAATAAAAACTGTTGCCCGCAGCGGTCACACATGGCAATCGCCCGTTTGCCAGACGCAAACCTATTACCCATTATGAAGTCCCGATAAACATCTGCCTAGGTACAAACCGTATCGCTGCTTTTTCGCGGTCTTCAGTAGCTGCCAGCTCCCATGCTTCGTCGTACTGGGCTTTCAAAACTTCTAGCCGCTGTGTTCCGTTTGGCACTTTTAGCGCCAAGTAGTAGGACAAGCCCGCAACCATGCAAGGGATGAACCTAAACGGCACATCCATGGTGTTCGCGCCGTTGCCAGCGTCGTCGATACGGCGCATGCGCCAGTACACGAACTGATAGGTGGTCGTGTCGTCCGGCACCGGCCAGACAGTCACACGGGGTAAGTTCTGTACGTACACGGAGTCGCCCGCAGTATGCGACGCTGCGGTGGTGCCGTTCTGACCCCGGGCGCAGCCAGACAACGAAGTGCCTGATATGGAGTCGTAGTAGATGGTCTCTGAGCCAATCAGCACATAACCGTTGGCGGCTAGCCCAGCAACGGACGCAACAGCAATGGTGGTGACTGTAGCCGAGATAGTGGCGCTGAGCGTAGTGCCAATCCCCGAAGTCTGCCCGTCAAGCCGTTGGAACCACACTTGGATGGGACGGGCCTGTTGCAGCTTGTTGGGGATGGTGGCGTAGGTAGAAACACTGATACGCGTGATGGTCAGGTCCGCTTGGGTAGAAGAGTTTCCCGCGCCCGTGCGAATCACGGTCTCCAGTAAATCCACCGTATCAACGGGAATAGGGTAGGTAGACAGTCCTGCGGTCAGGGTAATGATGTTCTGCTCGAACGTCCACATGTTGACGCCTCGGTTCGCCCAGTCAGCGAACAACAGGTTCAGCGAACGCCTAGCCGTCTTCAGGTCATAGCCCGAACGCAACTCCGCGCCCGCACGTTCAAAGGCTTCCTCTACGATCTCCGTGAGGTCCAGATTGAACGAAGTGGTGCCGGAGATTGCCATTATCTAAACCCTGCTGTTTTCTTTGCAATGTTCTTGGGTTGTGCTACGAACTGTTTACCTGCTGCTTTGCCCGCTCGTTTGGCTTTGGTAGTCGCAGCGTACTCAGATGAGGACAAAGACTTTATAGCAGCTTCAGGGAGGTATCGCTCACCTGTTTTTGACGACGGCTTTCCCGACTTGGTACGCCATTTCTGGTCACCCCAATTCTTCAGGGATTGCTGCGGCGCTTTCAATCTCTGTATCCTCCGCCCGCTTTTTTGTATCGCTGTGCCACCATCTGTGCTTTACGGGCCGACCACTGTCCAGCACCAGTGCCCGCTGTGGCCTCTGCCTTCACGGCGTTAAAGATGCGCTTGCGTAGCTCAGGCTTGGTGTAATTGCCTGCGGCGTTGACCGTGGACTTTGTTTCCCCACCTTCTTTGTAGGAAGCCGTTTTGGCTGCGTTGGCAAAGTCACTTTTTTTAGGTGCGCCAGCCGAACCCGCGCTACGCATCTTCTCGCCAGAACCAGAAGCAATACGTTTTTTCTTTGCCGCAATATTGGCGTACAGGCCACCACCGGCGGCTTTTACTACCCCGCCCTCTTTGTACTGCGCAAAATCGGTGTCATCCCGCCGCGCTTTCTTTTTAGCGCCGGGCATTTTGGACGGGTCAATACCACCCATACCGCGTGAAGCTCTCACAGCATTTTGCCCCGAGTTTTGCCTTTTTGGGCGCAACCATCTGCACGGCTAGAAGCGGAACCACCTTTGGCCATTTTCTTGACGCCGCGCATACCTTGACCCGCGCCAGCAGTAGACTTAGGATTTGCAGGGGTGCTGTCGGCAGCGTTGTATGCAGCGTCTTTCTTGACCTGCATCTTGGCATCCACTACCTCATCGTAGTTGGAAGGTTTTTTTTCAGCCATAATTTTCTCCTTAGCAAGTTTTGCCGCCCTTACTGAGCATCTTGCCTTTGGTCTTACCTTTTTTAGCAATACCGTCAGCACGAGCGGAAGCGGAGCCGCCTTTGGCGTAGGCCATGCCGCCCATATTCATCTTCTTGACGCTACCACCGTGTTTCATTTTGCCCTCGCCATCTGCGGCAAAAGACGGTACTTTTTTACCGTCTTTCATAACCATGGGCATACCGCCGCCAGCCATCTTCTTCATACCATCTTTGGCCATGTCCATGCCTTTTTTCATAGTGGGCTTGCCCATCGCGGAAGGAGCAGAGCCCTTCTTCTTAGCCATCATTGCCATCATTCCGGGGTTCATTTTGGAAGCCATATCACCACCTTGCTTAAAAGTTTTGCCTTTGTCGGCGTTACTAAAATCCTTGCCCACGGACTGTGGGACTCCTGCTTTCTTGGCGAACGATGGATTGTGGGCCACCGCTTCCATGAATCTATGTTGTCTCTTGCTCTTGCTTGGCATCGTCGTCTTTTTTACGGTTCATGAGTTTCTTCACGGTCTCTGTTTCGTAGATGCGGATTGCCACCCAGACAATACTAAGAACCGCAGATACGGCAGGCAAAAATTCCACAAGTGTTCCTATCACGGTAAGAATAGAAGCACCGTCAAGTACGTGCTTCAGCGTTTCTTGGTTTTGTTCGTTCATATGAACCTGCCTTTTGTTTTGCCGCGCTGGGCTATGCCGTCGCCACGTTTTGACACGCTAGAGACTTTGCCGCCTTTTTTAAACCCGGGCTCAGGCCGATCACGGCCTGTCATTTTTTCCGGGTCAAACTTTGGCTCAGACCGATCACGCTCTACTATTTTTTTCGAGTCAAACTTTGGCTCAGACCGACCGGGGAACGTCGTAGACCTACGGTCTACCATTTTGTCTGGGTTGAACGATGGCTCTTTGATGTCGTCAGACATAGACGATGCAGGACTGTCTTTTTTGGGCAGGTACTTAGCTGCCGCTGCGCCAATTGCGGGGCGTGCCGCTCCATAAGCGGCCCTTATCCCAGCACCAGCGGGATATAGCGACGCTAATCCCAATCCGGCTTCAAGAACGGCCTCTTTATCTACGTCTTTGTAAAGCTGCACGCCGCGCCCTTGGTCAACCAAAGAACGCGCTTTGGCACTTGATGGGGTGGGTGTGCGTGGCAGGTTAACGGACCTAGTCCCCGCTTGTACTCCAGTTGGTGCATTAGCAACACGGGCAGGCATTTTGTCAATCCACTTCTGTTTATCATACTCAGTTGCCGTGCTCTACGACTTACTATTAAACGGAAACGACTTCTCCGCCTTTGCGGAGGC